GGCCGTTGCTCCTGCATTGTCACTGTCTCGGAATATGATGAGCTTCTTACATAGCTTCTTGATCTGATCAAGGTGCTGCGCGCTCAGCGCTGTCCCAAGGGTAGCCACACAGTTGCGCAACCCTATCTGATGCATCCGCATCACATCCGTATAGCCTTCCACTAAGTACACCTCCCCGCACTGTGCCATGCTATTACGCGCCAAGTGAAAGCCATACAAAAGCTCCGACTTGTGAAATACCTCACTCTCTGGGCTGTTCAAGTACTTAGGCGCACCCTCTTTCGCTTCCGAGGGCATCACACGCCCGCCAAATCCCACACAATGCCCATGCTTGTCCGATATAGGGAAGATGATACGCCCCTTAAAGAAATCGTAATACCCCCCATTCTGATACGCTTTGAGCACTCCAAGGGCTACTCCTTCACTCACCTGCCCGCGTTCCTTGAGCACCTCATACATCCCCGCCAAGGCATACCCAATCTCAAAGTCTGACAAAATCTCATCCGAAAACCCTCGCTCCTGCATATACTTTTGAGCAAGGGACAACTTTGGCAAATTTTCTTTATAATTTTCTTTGATAAAGGTAATAATCTCCCCAAGGCTTTTTTTCTCTTGGCGTTTGGCTTTTTGTGCTTCGCTTTCTTGTTCGTATGCTATGGGAATATTAAGCACCTCACAAGAGAGCTTCACCGCTTCTGGGAAGTCCATACCCTTATAGGCTTGGATAAAGTCTATAACAGACTTTCCGCCACGGCCGCTGGCAAAGTCTTTCCATATCCCCTTCACATTGGACACTACAAAGCTCGGCGTACGTTCATTGGTAAATGGAGACAGCCCCTTAGCGGTGCCATTGGATAGGATCTTATAGGAAGGATCGTGATATATACGGCCTATGGCTTCACACAAGTCACATTCGTATATCTTATCTATAATTTCATTTTTAATATAGGGCATTGCTTAAATTTTAGGGAATAGGGTAATAAATAGATTTTGATTAGTCACTCTTCACTTACTTAGGGAAACATCCTCTCTTCCATTTCCTTACGGATTAACTCCATGTCAGCAGGATAGGAGATACAGATCACGCCCTGCTTGCCTAAAAAGTCCATCCGCCAATCCGCCACGGGGATAATCTCCCGCAGCTGGCCAATCTTCTTAAAATCGGCAAAGGCAACAATATACTGCACCTCCCCCTCGTATATACGGAGGATCACCCCTTGCACGCCAAAAAGCGCCTCTATTTCCTGCTTGACAATGGTATATGCTTTCATCATTTTTCTATAAATTGTAATTCTGTTAGAAGCTCCTGTACTGCCGTTGTAAATAGATCTTTGGAAACTTCTATAAAACAAATATTCTTATCATTATAATTTACCTCAAAGCCAGCGTAAAAACTCAGGGGAGAATCATTTATCTGTTCCACTACATTTGCCTTAATATTATTACCTTCTCTAAGGATGATATACCACCTGCGATACCTTTCCTCATTTTCATTGAGATATTCCACAGAGGCGTAAAATTTTCCTTGTTCTAAATCTTTTGCTTTCATTTTTTTATTATTTTATGAATGGTATATGCTTTCATCATTTTTCTATCGCTTGTAATTCTGTTATGATATCCTCTATTGCCCAAGTAAAGTGTTTTTTTTCACATTCCGTAAAGGAGATATCCTTAAAAAAGGCATCACTATACCACACCTCAAAGTCCGAATAAAAGCTCATAGGATTATCCATTAGCTTTTCCACCACCATAGCCCTAATATTATTACCTTCTCTAAGGGTGATATACCACCAGCGCTGTCTTAAGACATCTCCATTGGGTCTAAGTTCCAACGTGGAGTAATATTTTCCTTGTTCTAAATCTTTTGCTTTCATAATCTTTTTACTTAACAATAATTCCTATAATAACCAGTAGTACCTCTTTGCTAAAAAGTACCTCCAGTCTCTCCACAATCTCGACATCGTCCCACACTTTCGGTTTTCGCTTTTTGCGGGCGCGGCGCTTGGGAGTCATCTCTTTCTCTAAGAGCTTAATGAATCGTTCCTTTTCCTCCTCGCTAAGCTCCCTGAACACTATCAGTACAGTCTCGGCTGTCATTATCTTCCTCTTTTGCGTAGATATCCTCCTCTGAAAGTCCATATTCCTTATACACTTTCATACAAGCAGCCAATAACAATAATTTAGAATTACGCTTGGCGCGGGTGATAATAGCATACTGGCTTACTTTCAGCTCTTTAGCTATGTCCAACGAAAAATCATTGTCCGTTTTAATTTTTTCGATAAGTTTCTTTGATGGATTCATTTTTTTTCTTATATTTGGCGTTGTCAAATCGTCTTTAATTCGACGACAAAGGTATGAACTTATTTTCAAATAAAAAAGAAATTTATAAACTTTTTTTCAAATGACTACAACTATACAAGAACGGATTTTACAATACCTTGAATATAAAAAGGTTACGCCTTACAAATTTTGTAAAGATTTAGAGTTTCCAATGGGGTCATTGAACAAAAGAGGATCCATAGGAACTGATAAATATTTGAAAATTATAAAATACTACAGGGACTTAAACCCCGAATGGTTATTGTCGGGCGAAGGAACTATGCTCAAAGATGAGCAGGCGCCTCAAGCAAATACCCCCGATGATAAATACCTTTTGTTATTGGAAGAGCATAACAAAACCCTTAAGGATCAGTTAAAGGATAAGGAGGCAATCATCAAGGAAAAGGAGGAAAAGGAGGCTTTGTATAAGGAAAAAATTAAGGACTTACAACAGCAGGTGCAGGCAAATACAATATACCAATCAGGTGCCCCTACTGCCAGTTATTCCTTATCAACGCCCCCAGCACCTTAGTATCCTACAGCAGCTACTCTGTAAGGAATGTTTTACTTATACTCTTGCTTTTATGAAGAGTATCAGCTAATAAGGCAATAATTTTATTCATTATGGAAAAATTTTTTAATAACATTAATCAGTTAGTTCAAAACGAAGGAATTAACGTGACTTCTTTAGAAAATGAAATAGGAGCAAGCCAAGGGGTACTCTCTCGTGCTATCCGTAAACATTCCTCTATCTCCGTGGAATGGGTGATAAAACTACTTCAGAAATTTCCTCTATATGACGCCAATTGGCTACTTACAGGAAAGGGGAACATGCTCAAAGAGGGAGCAGACGCGCCTCATTTGGAGCCTAAAAACTGGATCGAAGACGATCTTTCCCGCTATGAAGGCTCTCACGATCGGGCTGCTTTAGAGCGAGTAGGTCTCCGATTGGATGAAATATGTAAGGTAAGAAACATTAGCTATGATACTCTTGCTTCTATCTTAGGAATTAAGAGAGTAACCCTTCTTATCTACATAGCAGGGAATAAGGAAGTCCCTGCCAGCTTGTTAGAAACCCTTATGATTAAAATGCCAGAAATAAACCCCATGTGGTTACTTTTAGGATATGGAGATATTTTTAATAAAAAAATTATTAAATAACACATTGTAAATCAAATATATACATAAAAAATAAGAATACGATAACCGAATACGAATCACTCTTTTTTAACTTTGTAAGTGATTGATTTTTAAAGTGAAAGGAAAACGAAATTTATTCATTTTCAGTTCATAACCCAAAGGTCACGGGTTCAAATCCCGTCTTCGCTACAAAATGTAAATCTTTGAAAGAGAGTGGTTTGTATTAAAAATCACTCTTTTTTTTATTGCTGAAATTTTCTATATTTTACGAACCGAATACGCTACCGAATACACTATGAGTAACAGAGGTCAGTGGTCAACATCCAAAAGAGAATTAGGATAAGAGTATAATAATTGAGGGCTAAATATAGAGTAAGAGGTAGAGGAATCGGCAAAGTGTAATTTTTTTACTTTTTTCCTTGTGGAATAGATTTAAGTTTGTATCTTTGCCCCGAAAAAATCAAGTCCCATAGTTTTTAGCTATAGGGCTGATTTTTTAGTATTTACGTCATTCCAGACAGAGAGGAATTAGTCATTTGCTTAATTGGACTTTGCTGGAGTGTCATTTTTTTATTAATTTGTCAAACTAAAAAAGAAATAAATTATGAAAGTAGCTTATTATACAGAAGAAGGATTAAAAGCACTTAAGGCAGAGCTAGATCAGCTACGAGATGTAGAGCGCCCAAGAGCCTCACAAGCTATAGCAGAAGCCAGAGATAAGGGAGACCTTTCTGAAAATGCTGAGTATGATGCTGCTAAGGAAGCACAAGGGCTTCTGGAGATGAAAATAGCCAAGTTAGAAGAGCTTGTCGCTAGTGCCCGTGTGATAGATGAATCACAGTTGGATACCTCAAAAGTATTGATCCTCTCGACAGTAAAACTCAAGAACAAAGCCAACAATGCCGTAATGACCTATACTTTGGTTGCTGAAAGTGAGGCAGACCTAAAGACAGGAAAGATTTCGGTAAGTTCTCCTATAGGGCGTGGGCTTTTAGGTAAGTCTGTAGGCGATATAGCTGAGATAAAAGTACCTAATGGTATCCTTCAGATGGAAATTATAGAGATAACCCGCTAA